TCCCGCTTGTACTACAGCCACCCAGGGCTGCCCGACCAGTTCGGCGGCGCTGACTACCTGAGCCTCAACAGCAGAGGCGGTGCGGTTGTAGGAATGGCTCAGCACTACAACGTGCTGCTGGTGTTGCGCGAGCAGGGCATCGACATTGTGACGGGCTCGTACCCGAACTTCACTGCGCAAACGATTACCGATCAGGTTGCCTGTCGGTCACCGCACAGCATCGACATTGTCCCTGGTGTTGGCACTGTGTTTCTTGCGGAAGACCAAGTGTACGCCATCAAGGGTGGTGTTGTTGGTGGCTCGCAGGTGCAGTTGGTTCCGCTTGGTCAGCCAATCAGAGAAGCACTGCAGCGCCTGACGCGCACTTGTGCGCACCGCGCAGTGGGTCGGTACAGCCCGCGCACGCAGGAGTACCATCTGTACATTCCTGCCGACGGCAACGATCGCCCAAACCTGGGCTTGGTGTACCACATCGTTCGAGGCTGGAGTGTCCGCACCGGGTTCCCGGTTGGGTGCATCGACCGGTTGCACAACGGCACCCTGCTGTTCGGGCACCACACTGGAGCAGAGGCGGGGGCCAACAGCGAGGCCGGTTTGTTTGTCATCAGTGCCAAGCGAGCCATGGGTGGCAAGATTGAATCCGACGCCTACGTGACCAACAACCCGCCTACGTCTGTGTATGAAAGCGCATGGCTCGATATGGGTGATGCTCAGGTCAAGAAGCAAGTGCAGTACGTGACCCTGTGGATTCAGACAACGGGTGACGTAAAGCTGAATCTGGCTCACTTCAAGGACTTTGGGTACACCGAGGTCGGTACCAACAAGACGTACTTGGCGCAGCCTGCGGACACAGCCAGTCAGCCTGTGCTCGACACCGGTCTTGTGGGCACTGCCAAGTGGCAACGGGCCCAGCTTGTGCCGGTTCGCATCAGCGTTGCGCAGCAGTCGTGCTCGTGGTTCAAGTTCCGTTTGGAAACCACGGATGACATTATGCTTGTGGGGTACGAGATCGAGTTCCAGTCTCGCGGAGTACGGGTCATTGCGGGGAAGACGGCATGAAGGAATGGACCCAGCACCAGGCCAAGGCCAACCAGCTTATCGAAGCTGAGCAGTTCAACGCAGAGCAAACCTCATTTCGCGGGCAGATTGCAGGGCTTGACCGTTCGCAGTACCCGGCTGACGTTGTGACCGAGGCGCGTCTGGTTGACCACGCAACCCACATCGTTGTTGTGCACAACCTGTGGGCAGCCAGCGGGGGTGAGGCAGACACCGAGGGCGAGCAGACCAACGTCCGCGCTACCCAGAGCAACACGCGAAACGAAACCTTCCGAGCAGCAACGCACCAGCTCTACGGTGGCGGTTGGCGGACAGCGTTCAGCTACACGGTGGACCCTTTCAAGGGCGGTAGCTTGCAGACGGAGTGGTTCGGAAACATCGCCTGCTTTCAGTTTTTCTACCGCAGTGCCAAGCGGGACAACAACGCCAGCCCGTTTACAAAGCCCATCAGCCGTAGGGTGTCGATGCGGATTTTGCACAACGGTGTGGTGGTGGCGGAGCGGTACGGAGCAGCCAAGCCGATGGACCACTTCCGCATCATTGGCGAGGCTCAGGCTCCATCAGGTCCGGTTGAGGTTCAATGCCAGTGGAGGCTGACCGGTCCCGGTCCTGACGATGCCGAGAAAGAGGTCACCAACAACACACACATCATGCAGGGACACCTGTTTAGCAACAGGGTGGTCAGCATTGGGAGGTGGCGATGAGCCGCATCGAACGCGGTCGCGTTGAGCCAGGCGAGACGACCGACGCCACCACGCTGAACAACACCTATTCAGACTACACGCAGGGTTCGGCGCTCAACACCTCAAACACGCGCGACCAAGCCTTTGATATTGCACACTTTGCAGACAGCGGCGGCCCCATCAAGTACGCAGGTCAAGCCCACTTGGGCAACACCAGTCTGCCTACGGAAGCCGGTGCTGCCACCACAACTGTCAGCAGCGCAAGCAGCAGCGCACCGGCTACCCCCCACATCGTTCAGACCTCCGCTGGTTCAGCCACCTTCTTGAACCTGTCGAGCAATGCTTGGTCGGTGACCAGCGGTGACGTGCTTCGAGTGTGGTGGCACTTGAACTGCAAACCAAAGTACGACACTTCCACAACGCCGTGGTCAGCGTCGGGCGTCAAGGGGCAGATCACCTTTGACAACGTATCTTCTGGGCAGACTACCACTACCGACAGCATGCACTGCTGGGTCGCGTACCTGCAGTGGGAAAAGACCAGTTCCTCGTTGGCAAACTGGCAAGACGTTCCAGGGCAAGATGATTTTCTGACCGCCATCGACAGCCAGGTGGGCAGCAAGTTGGCGGACACATCGTCGACCACCGTCATCCCCGCGTGGCTTGTGGTCGGCAACAAGTTGTCGGCCGGTGGCAAAATCGGAACGACCGGAGTCTCCCAGACTTTGGGCTACAACGCAGCCTACGGCATGTTCGCCTACGACGTTGTTACCAACGCCACCATCTACGGGCTGCGCGTAGTCATTCGTGGATTGATGCACCCGCAGCACGACAGCAGTGGATCGCCCTACGCCAACCTGCTCGTGTACGATCTCAACGCTGTTGGAGAGTTGGACTACAACGGTGGTCGGTTGAACGCCCTCGTCATGCGGGAGAAGTGATGGCGTACTCGCCCCCGAACAGCTTTACGAACGGCACCGCCCTTACCGCCACGGCACTTGACGGCAACGACCAGGCACTGCGTGTGTATCTGCACGACGGTGTTGTCGACGCAGACCTGCTGTCGAGCACGCCTTGGGTTGAGACGCAGCACATTCAGTCTCCCGTGGTCGACCCCATTGTCGGCTTGCAGCACGGCGTGACAGGATGGCAAGGCAGCCAGTGGTCGGGCGGGTTCGGAGTGCGCGCACAGTTTGCCTCGGTGGCACTCACAGGCAACCGGGCAGAGGGTGCTACAACAGAAGCCTTCGAGGTGTTGCCTCAAACTGCGTTCACCTTCGAGCTGCGCCACCCTGCGCTTGTCATCTTCCACTGGTGGATGGAGACATTCAACGGGCCAGACGACAACGTGTTGAGCTCAGACGATGCCTCCCTGTACGTAGGCGAGTACACCGAGTCACAGCAGTTTGCGACCGGTCGCGTGGTTCCCACAGCGCCAACGCAAAGCCTGATCTCCAGCAACAACCGAGAGGGCTGGGTGCCCAACACCAGCAGCCCACTGCGGGTGGCTGGACCGTACAACCCGTACACCATTGGCGGCCTGGGCAACTTGAGCGGCACTGTCATGCGGAAGGTAAGTGCAGGTGGGGGCTACACCGTTGGCCTGTCGCACCTGACCAGCATTGACCCGTGCTGCATCATCAACTGGTCCATTCACATGGAAGCGTACTACACTGGCATCACCCTGGACTGAGGACACCATGGCTGTAATCCCCGCATTGACCTACGCCGCCATTGGAACTGGTGCGCTCGCCAACTTGGCGGGTGGCCTTAGCCGTGCACGCCAGCTGTACAGTCCAGAGATGGAGGACGAGGTTCGTCGTCAGCAGGCGCTGCGCGACGAGTCCGCTCGACAGTTCATGCAGGACGCACGAGCAGGGCAGGCTGGGCAGATGCTTGACGTGCAGCAGGCAGCGCAGCAGCAGGCAGCCCTCATGGGCGCTCAGGGCGGCTTCACAGGCCGGGAACAGATGAACGCGGCTTTGGCCCTGCAGGAGCAGCGGGCAGCCCAGGAGCAGGCTCTCAGGGCCGAGCAGGCGAAGAGGCAGATGCAGCTTGATATGCAGCGAGCGCAAGAAAATGCAGCCCTTGCACAGCGCGAACGAGACGCACGGGCCGCTCGCATCCAGGCTGTTGCCGGAACCGTGGGCACCGCTGCTCAACAGTCGTTGGGTGTGGCCCAGCAGGCAGCCGCGATGCGCGCACAGCAGTCGTTCCAGCAAGACCTGCTCGAGGCGCTGGCTCGACCCGAGGGGCAGCAGATGGCTGCGGTGCAGGCGCAGCAGTCATTCGGCGACGCGGCTATTTCTGCCTTTGAACAACCGCAACCTGTTGTGGATTACAGCTCGCTGTTCCTTCAGGGCACCAGCCAGGGGGTCTTCTAATGGCACTCCCACAACCGACCTTCTTGCCGTACAAGCCCAACGAGTTTGTCAACGCCGAGCCCACGGTCAGCCGGGGCCTCGAGCTGTTCGCGCGGTACCACCCGTCGCAGATGCAGCAGGCGATGTACGAGCAGTTGCTTGAGGAGTACAAGCGGCGGGACGTGACCGCACAGGAGCAGATGAAGCTGTTGTCGGATGAGCGCGACAATATCCTCAAGAACCTCAACAGCTTCCGAGAGACAGGCCTTGGCCCCAGCGGAAAGGCGACCGGTCTGGACACGGGAATCGGCACCAGCGGCCAGCGAGGTGGACCTGGCGGCTACAACCTGCCGCAAGTGGTGCAAGCGTCTGCTTCGTTCGGCAGGGGGTACAACGACCGCAAGATCGCAAGCGCAGAGCTTTCGATTGACAAGCAGGACCAAATCGCGGCTGAGTACCGGACCGGAAGGCAGGAAAACACTCTGATCCAAACGGTGCTTGCAAACGCTGAAAGGCAATCCGGGGACACCTCGCTGTTGGACCCTAACCAGCTGGGGGCAAACATCGATTCGGTCATGACTGCGTACTACGACAGCATTGACCCTCAAAATCAAAACCCAAATCGCAACCGTGCAGCTGCGGCATCTCTGTACACCGCGCTCAAGTTTCGGTATCCAACAGCGGTGTCGCCTGCAGTTGCAGCGCGCATCGACGCTCTGTTCGGCACGGGCACTTTCATTCAGGAGTCTGTCGGCTCAGGCAGCGAGCCCAGTCGGGTCATCGACCAGGAAAAGAACGCTCGCCTGCAGGGAGCTGAGGTTGCCATTGGGGAGGAGCCTTTTGAAAGGCGAATGGCCAGGGTGCTCGAGACGGCAGAACTGTCAGGTGCTACGCCAGAACAGATCGCCGATCTGAAAACCCGACTGACGGAGCAGCGCGAGGCTCTGGGCATTGCGGAGCCTCTTAGCAACGAGGAGCAAGCGTTCCTGCAGACCTACGTCAACGCCCTGCGTGACGACGGGCAGGCTGATCTGAGCGAGTTTGAAAACGAGGACGAGTTTATGGCTGCACGCGCGGCCTACGAAAAGGGACGCATGCTCGAGCGTCTGCCTCGAGGGACTGCTGCTTTTTACGACGAGGCTTATCTCCGTGGTCTCGGCCGCTTGGGCCAGATTGACACCCGCATGGCTGAGCTGGCAGGCCGCCCGTCGGCAGGACAGCAGGCCGCACAGCAGACCCTGGGCCTCCCGACCATCACCACCGAGCAGTTTCAGCGAGCCTCGCAAATCAGTCCGCTGGTGGCACAGGCGTTGCCGTACACCGTCAAGCGTTTCCAAGACCAAGGGGGCATCATCGAGCCCCGGGACGATGCTGAGCGCATGGCCTTGCAGTTGATCCAGCGTTCACTACCGGGCGAACGGAGCGTGCAGGCGTTCATGCAGCAGATCAACAAGCTGTACCCCAACGACGCCAACAAGCGCCGCACTGCGCTTGCTTTCTTTGGCGCCCACAACATGCAGCAGGATGCCCGCAACACGACGTTCAACACCGGGGCCCTGACAGGCAACGCACAAGAGGCGGCCACGGAGGCTGCGCAGTTTGCCCGCCAGGTTCAGCCCGACTTTGCAGTGCCGCCTGTTGCTGCGCCTGTTGCCGCGCCTGTTGCCGCGCCTGCACCGGTGGCCGACAACGAGGTGGCACGCATGGCTGCGGTGGCAGATGTGAACGCGGTTCAGCGTCAGCGTGCCTTCGACCAAATGGCCCGCCTTCGCGCGCAACAACTGCTTCAGCCGCTTACTCCAGAGGGCCTGTTCACTGACGACGTTGGCTTGACGCCCCAGGCGTACCGATGAGCCAGAGTCTGCTGGACGCAGCAGCAGCAGCAGAACGGGCAGGCTTCCCCGAGCGTGCGGCGGCGTTGCGCAAGATCGCAGGGGCAGAGCCGACGCCTGCAGCGGTAGCGCCTGCACCCGCAAGGGCGCCTGCACCGCAGGAGTTTTCGCCGCCACCTGGCGCGCGCATGGCGGACGACAGCGGCTTGGTTGGAATGAACCAAGACCAAATCCGAGAGGCGCGGGCTCAACAACGCGCAGAGCGCGAGCAGACGCCCGCAGAGCCGCCCCTGGAGTACATCAGGAGTGCTGCTCCAGTCGGTCAGCTCATGGAGCGTCTTGCAGAGGACTACAGGCCCCCACCGACCCCTCTGCAGCAAACCATCGCTACGCTCGGCAGGGACCGCGAGTTCGCCTACATGCAACGGGCAGCACCCCGCACGCCGCGAACCATGATGGTAGAAACCGATCGCTTTCCATCACAACAGCGCAGGCGGAACATCAACCTCGACCTGCAGGCAGCGGAAACGCAGCAGGCCATTGAGGATTTTCGTCGTGAACGAGAGCTGTACTACCGACAGCAGCAACGCCTTGTTCCTCGTGAACCGCAAGTTTCGGAAGAAGGCATTGTCGGTCGCGCTTTGCGAAGCATCAACCCGCTGAGCACAAGACCCACGCTGCCGGCGGCCACGCCCGAAAGCTTGGCTGCTCGGGACGTAGAAGAGTTGTACGTCACCGAGTACGGTGTCGCTCCCGACCAAGCCCGGTATGTACGAGAGCGGGCTGAGGACGCACGACGGCGGGCAAACATTGACGTGCGCTCGATCGAAGGCATGCGGCTCGATCCCGACGGGCGCAAGCGAACAGGCATGGAAGGCGGTGTGCTCACCGGCATGATCCCCTGGGTCAACCTGCCGGTTGCACGCGAAACACGCATCCGAGAGGTTCGCGAAACGGACCCGATGACCGGCAGAACGGTCATCAAGGAAAAGTACCGTGACCCTGTCACGGGTGCTCTGAGCGATCCTACGGCGTGGCAAACCCTGGTGGAGTCTTCAGCCAGGCAAGTGTACACCCCTGACTTGGTCGAGAACATTCGCAAGCAACGTGCAGCCGAAAATCAGCGGCGGTTGCTTGAGTCCACGCCAGGCATGCTGGCAAACCCAGAGTACCAGCGCCAGCTTGCACTGGAAAACGAACCGCTCATGTCGGGCTTGATGACAACAATCAACACGGAAGCGGGTCTTCTCCAAGAAACGCCAGCCACTCAGATTCTGCGTTTGACGGGCATTTTTCCAGCGGCAGTAAACACTGCCGTGTTTGATTTCATGCCATTCTTCTACGAGATGGACCCCGAAACCGGAAGACCTCTCGACCCTGATGACCTTGCGTACAAGATGGACCAGCTCTTGCGCAGCGGCATGAAGTTCGTTGGCTACGATCAAGAAGAGATTGAAAAGCTGCGTACTGGCGGTTTCCAGATTGGTGGCTACGACCCTGAAAGCGACAGCCCGCTGCCCTACATTCCAGGGCAGACCCAAGAGCAGACGCGCAGGCAAGCAGAGGAGGCAGGCACGTTCTTGCCGCTTCCGTTCCAGGGCGTGGCACGCAGTCGGCCCACTGCTGTTGACCCTACCGGGCAGCGTGTTGCACGACAGTCTGGCAACATTATCGAAAAGTTTGCTACGGCCTTGGCTCGAGGGCGGTCGCTCGGCGACGAGTTCATGAGCATCCCTGCCTTTGTTGCAGAGTTCGACGACGCAGAGCCGTATGAACTGCAGCCTGGCTATGGCGTGTTGCAGGACCGTTACCAAGAGATTCCAGGCAACGTGCCCACCGCTCCGTTCTGGATGGGCATTGGAATCGAGGCGTTGTACGGCGTTGGTCCTTTGGCAGCCGCTCGGGCGGGAGGACGGTTGGCGCTCAAGGGTGCGCAACGTGCAGGCGCTGCTGCCAAGACACGCGGCACAGGTAGGGTTGCCCGAGCAGGAGAGGTGGTTGAGAAAGCTGCGTACACTGCGGCCAACCCTCGTGAGGCAGCCAACCAATCGCAGGTCATCCGGTACGCGCAGGAGTTGCAGGAAAGCGACGAGGGTCTGTCGAACATTGACATTGTCAAGGGGCTCAACAACACCTCCCGAGTGGTCAGCGAGGCTGTTGCGGAAGAGGTGGTTGCCCCGTACTTGCTGCAGGCGCGGCTTCGCGCCGACCCGACTCAACCTGTGACAGTAGGTGAGCTGGCCGACCTTGCTGCCAACAGCCGGGCAGCACGCAAGGTGCTCGACGACGCGGGCATCTTGAACGCCAATCGTACCGACAAGGTGACGCCTGCGCAGGCAGCAACAATCGAGACGAGCACCAACAGGTACATCGCTTCGTCTCGCAGGAACAGCGTTGCTGCCACCATGGCAAGCGACCTGCCCACGCAAGCCAAGGCGCGGGCGATCCGCGATGAGCTGCAGGACGCAGGAGTCAACCTCAACCGTGTACCTGGCGGTCGTGTCATCCTGAGCCAAGCCACTGGAGGGGCTGCCGACCCAGCAGCACTGTCTGCTGCAGCAGACCAGCTTGTGCAGTTGGACGGCGCAGTGGCAATCAGGGGCACCAAGCCGGTTGTGTCTACCCTTCACGACCTGGGCCGGCAGGCAGTCCAGCGGGCAAGCAGTGCTGACGCCACGCCCTTTGATGGCCCGGTCGGGACCGTTGTCAACAGGCGCTTGGGCAACGACCGCGTCAACGCTGCCTTCATGCGGGACCGGCCACAGGAGGTGTTGCGCGCTACGGCAGGGGCCGGTGCGCGTGCAGTCGAGAGCACGCTCGAAAACCTTGTTGATCGCAACATGACCGCCGTTACCAAGAACCTCATGGTGCCCACGGAGCGGTTGACCGACGAGGTGTTTGAATCGGTCGCAGGCATCATGGAACCGTTGCGTCCAACCACGCGGTTGGGCCCTGTCATCAACGGCAACCGCGCTGAGGTGTACGAGTACCCGATCGCAGCAGTCCAGCCCTTCATTCGGGCAGCAGGCCGGGGCAACATCGAGCGGTCTGAGTTTCTGTCCGGTGTGCTTGTGCGCATGCAAAACAAGCAGCCTCTCACAGGAGCTGAGTACGCAGTTGTTAACGATATTCTCGAGGGCTCTGCTTATCGCCAGGTGCTGGGAACCCAGGCGCGCGACACGCTGTTCTACGGCAGCCAGGTTGAGAGGGCAGACGTGCCGCTTGTGGAACGCGGTTTTAGTCTGCGACCGGAAACCCGAGTGCAACGGACGGGCAACGCTCGGCGTCTTGCCAAAGACATTGTGACCATTGTCAAGGTGTCTGGAGGGTCAGCTCTGGGTCGAGCACTGCGTGACGTAGCCAAGCGTGCAGGTGCGCAGGTTGAGGAGATTCCCACGCGGTTCCCGCAACAGACGCACCAAGCAATCGGGCGCATGAACAAAACCATCAAGAACAGGCTGGGCACTGTTGGCGACAACGTGCGGGTTGAGATTCGCGACCTGCGTGTGCAGACCGGTGACCCTGAGGCAGCGTTCAACATCGTTATCGAAAGGCGCATTGAGCGCGCGATTGAAGATGCGGTTCAAGGTGTAGACGCTTCCGCCGAACGGCTCATGCGGCAGTACAACATGGACCCCGAGCAGGCGTACTTCTACATTGCTTACCAGTCGCCCTCAGCCACCTCTATACGGGGCCTTGGGCAGATGGCTCAAAACGCGATCCCAGCCAACATTCGCACGTTGGCTACCGATCGCGAAAAAGCCGCTGTCATGTACGATGCCTGGAAGAGTCTGCTGCAAGACTTCTTTGGGCAAGACGCCTACCGCGAGATTTTTGGAAACGGGGACGCAGTGCTCCGGACGTACATTGCAGCACCAGGCAAGAACCCGAACCTGCTTGAGGCAGTCGGCGACATTCGACCGTTCACCACCGAGCAGGTTCGCGAGGTAGTACGCAACCTTGGACAAAACATTGCGCAAGCTGAGGGGCGCGGCTTGTCCATGACGCCATTTGCTTCAGCGGTTGGTGTGCCCACTCGAGACGGTGTGTTCCCCGCCCTGTTGTCGTGGGTCATGGGCAGCGACTCGCGAGCCATTGTCCGCCAGGTTCAGCGAGAGGCTGCGGCGGTGAACCCCGGCTTGTACGTTGACGTGATGCCCAGCACCTACGGCCGCAGTCCTGGGCGCGTTGACCAAGAAGCAAACCTGTTGCTGTCGAACCGCAAAGGCACGCTGGATGCCCTCACGGAGGTCTACGAAAACACCCCCCCAGGGCAACGTCCTCGTATGAGCACGTTGGAAAACAACACCGGCACGACCAGCTTTTCAGCACCCAGCACTGTCGCGTCGGCAACCAGACCTGCGGTCAACCGAGCAGGGCAACGGGTCCCCGAGGAGGTGGGCCAATATACGGGCGAACTGGATCGGATCGCCCAGAAGCACGGGCTGAGCATGACCCCGCGCAACCGCCTCGAGCTGGCGCATGCGGTCTATGAACACCTCGTGACCCAAAGGCGCACGACGCCCAACTACGAGATGCTGTTGGGCAACTTGGCAGAAAACGCAAACCTGAACTTGTCGACGTTTCAAACAAACGCTGTCACCTCTGACATCAAGGCTGTCATCAGAGGTTTGGACGAGACGTTTGCCAGGTTCGCTGCAAACAACGGCTTGTCTCCCGACGCAGTGTTCCTGTTCAACCGCACCATTCCGCAAGACCTCGAGGACTTGCTGACAGCCAACGTGTTTGGCAACCGCGCAGACGCAACGCTGTACATGCATCTGCTGCAGGCCAAGGCTGGCGGGGCCACCGATGATGTGATCATCACCGCTTTGCGCCGCAACCTCGTTGACCGTGCCTTTGACACCTACGTCCGCCCGCTGGCCGACGACATAGCGGCACAACGCCGTGCGCTTGGCTTCGAGCCCAGCACCGACAAGGAGGCAATGTCCAACGCCCTGCGCGATCTGGAGATGATCGACCCCAACGACCCGCGCCTTGCGATGTACGGCAGCGATTTCAGCAGCGCCGTCGAAGAGCTGCAGGCGGCAGCCCGGACGGGCAAGCTGGCCAGCAACATTGACGCGCTCCGCAACCGCGACGCCATGACACGCGCACTCGACTCCAACCGCCCCACGAAGGAACGACGTTCAGCCGCAATGGCGGCAGCATTGGGCCTGCTGCAGTCGGCAGTCATTGCAGGCAGACGATCCGCTGCGGGCGGCATGCTCGCCGGCCCCAACTTTTCTTTGGGCAACGCGCGATATGCAGGCATGAACGCTATGACTGCCCCACTGCTTGCTGCCGTGACCAGCGGTCCCGTTAACGCAGTCCGCATGCTCAGCGGCCCAGGGTATGCAAGCCAGACGCGAGACGTTGCCCGGCAGTTCAACAGCATTGTGGGCAGGCCGCTGTTCAATGTGCGAGGGCCGCGCAACCCCGACGACCTTGCGTTCACTACTCGCACAGGGAGGCCGGTCACCCAGCGCGAGCTTGAGTCCATGGTGCAGCGCAACAACCTCGGCTCTTCGCGAGGCCAGGTTGAGTTCAACGATGCCTTTATTGGCGAGGTGATGAGGGAGGGAGGCGTTTTGCAGGACGCCACACCAGCCGGTCCCTTCCGACAGTTTCTTAGCCAGCTCGACCCGACAAAGACCAGTCAGTTCCAGTACATGGCGAACGCTACCGACAAGGCGTTCCGCGAAAACATTTTCGCAAGTGCTCTGCGCCAAGGCATGACTGAAGAACAGGCCGCATCGCTCGCTCGGGCAGTTGTGCTGGACTACGGTGCGGTGCCTGACAGGATCAAGAACAGCGTCAACCGCTACGTTCTCTTTGCTACGTTCAAAACCGTGAACTACACCGAGACGTTGCGGGGCCTAGCACGCGACCCCAACACGTTCATGCGGGCACTGAACCTGCTTGACAACAGCCAACAGCAGGAAAACGTCGCAGCATTTGGGCAGGACTACGTGCGAACCCGTCCGATGCTCAGCGATGTGTACGACTTTGAGGGTGTGGGCACAGGCGTGTTCGGTCCATCGATTCCAGCAGCGGATGCGCTGGTGGACTTTGCCAACCTTGCAGCCTACAGCGCAAACCTTGGGCCAGAGGAAAACGAAAACGCACGGCGTGCGTTGCTTGCTGCGAGTGAAGAAAATCTTGTGCCGCTTATTTCGCCCATTTTTGGGGCGGTGGGTGATGCCCGCAGTCCGAACGACCCTGGGCGGAAGATTACGTCCAACGAGCTGGCGTTCATGCTGCGGTTCCCGCAGACGCTGTGGCCAGAGATGCAGGAAAAGTTCAACCTCATGCCGGTCGAGGGCGAGGCTGGTACGCCAGGGCGTCAGCGTGTGATTGACCCCGCCATGCCCCAAATGGGGCCACGAGAGTACCGCTTCGACAAGGTGTCAGACGAACGCAGGTACAACTGGCTGATGACGCTTCTGACCTACATGAGCATCAATCGTCAGCGGCAGTTCCTGTCGAAGATGGGCTCAGCGGGCGTTGCCTCTCCGTACATCGACCCGACGCGCGAGGGTCTTGTGCATCCGTTCTTCTTCTACCCAGGCGCGGCTACTGCCATTCAGCTCACCGACGTTGAGAAGCAGGCTGAGCGTGCGCTCAAGGAACAGCAGAAGGCGGCGCTCGGTCGCAGCCGTCGACAAAAGCAGGACGTGGGTCGACCGCGAAAGTGATATGCTTTCGTTGTCGCCGTCCAAGACTGAGGAGGGACAATGGCACAACCGATCCGACACTTCCTGCACGACAGCATCGTGACGGGATCGCAGGCTCTCGGCACCTCGTTCAACACCAGCGACGTGCACGCGCACGACCTGTTTGCGAACTTCCCCCCTATGTTTTCGCAGGCCAACTACCGTGGCATTGTCGAGGGCATCCACATTCGGTTGACCAGCGCCAGCTCCCCAAGCGCAGCCAAGGTCACGATCCGGGTGTGTTGTGATGCGGCCGGTGACCACGTCATCGTGCCCGACACCGAGGCTGAGCTGGTGGCGGGTGTGTCTGACGCCAACAAGCAGTGCGCTGCCTTCAGCGTTGGGCTGCCCCTGTTCCAGCCGCTGTCTGCCCCAGGCAACAGCACGCTGTACGTCTTTGCCAAGGTGGACAACGCAGGCACTGCGCCGACCATGACCGAGACGACCATCACCTGGCGGGAGTAAGCATGCCCATCGCACCATGCTTTGACCCCACTACAGGAGCCTCGGGCGGAAGCCAGGGCGGGGGTGGTGGTGGCGGTGCAGACCTGTCGGCCCTGGGTTTTGAACAGGTAAACATCGCCGACGGGTCATGGACCCAAACCGACCCCGACAGCCTTGTGCAGTCGACCGCCTACGCCTCGGGCGTCAACCAAGTCGTGTTCAATGCGCTCGGCTCTGGGTCAACGGACTACGCATGGGCGGCAGGCACAAACCAAAAGGCGCCACGCTGGACGAAGGCCCTTACGGCCGTCGACGGGGCAGGCTCGCCGGTGCAGCTCAAGAGCGGCGACACGTTCATCTTGCAGACCGTCGCCCGCTTTGCCACGCCCGCGAACCGTTTTGCAACAGAAATTGTGTGCGCTAGCTCCGTGGACGGCACCGCGACGACTGCAGGAGCGAACGACGCCATGGGAGGCATCATCCGCTACAACGCGAGCGGAAACGTATCCTATGGGATTTTCACCTTCAACGGTCAGACTTCGCTTGCAAGCGGGTCGCCCGTCGAATCTACGTGCAACGTGTTGCATAGTGGGGGCCGAGGACAGGGGGGCGCCTACATCAACCTCAACAGCTCGGGCGAAGCCATCAACGGGCAGACTCGCAGTGCGAACATGGTGTACAGCAACGGCACGACGGATATGAAAATCATGGTCGGCGTCGGTACCAACGGATCGGCCACCATCTCGGCCGGTGACGACGCAAAGTTCGAGCTTTACTACCGCGTCGTGCGCTTCACCCTCCCGTCTTAGGTCTGCTCATGCCCACCCTGCACATTGACTACGACCAGACCGTTGCCCGCGTGAGCGTTGGCAGCACCGACACCGACGACAGCTCGTGGGAGGACGAGGTTTGTGTCATTCCCGTCTGCATTCCCTCGTCGCAGGTGTCCGCCTGGTTGACAGCCTACGACCCCAGTAACCAGTACAGTCCGAACGCCGCCGACTCTCGCACCATCGCTCGGGCCGTCCTTGACGCATTGAACAAGTGCCAGGGGGGCTGAAATGGAAGCAGACCTCAACCTGATCAGCCTGCTCACAGGACCGGCCAGTAGTGTAGTTCTTTTGGGTGGGATGGCCCTCGGAGCTGCCCGGTTCACTACAGGCACCCTTGTGCCGGCAGTCAGCCGTTGGGTGGACGCCCACCTGAAGAGCGTTGACGCCCTTATTGTCGAGCACCGAGCTGACCGTGAGGCCTGGCTCCAGCAGATCAGCGAGTGCCGTGCGCAGCACAAGCGCATGGAGGACACGTTGTCGGGCATCCACAAAATCCTCATCGACAAACCAACGGTGCACTGATGGCCAAGCCGGCAAAGGGCAAGGCCAAGGTCAAGACGTACCGCGACCCCAAGACCGGCCGCAAGCGCAAGGTCAGCTACGGCCAGGCGGGCAAGGCCAAGGGCGGTGGCCCCAGGGTCAAGCCCGGAACCAGCAAGGGCGACAGCTACTGTGCCCGCAGTGCTGGGCAGATGAAGAAGAACCCCAAGGCAGCCAAGAATCCGAACAGCCCGTTGCGCCTGAGCCGAAAGCGGTGGCGGTGCAAGGGCAAGAAGAGCACGAGGTAGCCATGGCAGACGCATGCACAAAGAAGATCAAGCGACAGTACAAGAAATGGCCGTCGGCTCGCGCCAGCCAAGCGGTGGCCAAGTGCCGCAAAGCCAAGGGCCAGGTCCGCAAGACCGAGAAGGGCAAGAGCCTGAAGCGGTGGGACAAGGAAAAGTGGAAGACGGCCAGTGGCAAGCCGTGTGGTGCCAAGGGCGCTGGCGGTTCCAAAAGCTACTGCCGTCCTACCAAGAAGGTGTCCAGCAAGACGCCAAGCATGAAGCGGCCTGCCAAGCAGGCTGCCCAAAAGCGGTCCGGTAAGCGGGCCTCACCTCAGCGTCGGAGAAAATGATGTACAAGACCAAGGGCGGCAAGCACAAGGCCACCAAGAAAAGCAAGCCCACCACGAAGAAGAAGGCGCTGAAGCAGTTTAAGGCTGTGAAGGCTGCTCAAAAACGACGCAAGAAAAAGTGAGATGGTCGTACAGCCAACGGTCGTTGAGCCGCCTAAGCACCTGTCATCTTGACCTCCAGCTTCTCATGCGTGAGGCGCTGGCGGACCCAGAGTGTCCGTATGACATTACGGTGCTCGAGGGGCATCGAGGCGAAGAGCGCCAAAACCGAGCAGTTGCAGAGGGCAGGAGCAGGTTGCTGTGGCCCAAGTCAAAGCACAACAGCATGCCCTCGATGGCGGTGGACGTGGCCCCTTACGTGGACGGCAAGGTGTCCTGGGACTGGGACCATTACCACCCCTTGGTCAGCCACATCAAAGACGTTTGGGCCAGGCTGGTTGTCCACGAGTTGGTGACGGGCCAGTACACACTGACCGCTGGCGCTGACTGGCCTACACTCCGGGATGGTCCACATTGGCAGTTGGACCCAAAATGATTCCTGCTCTTATCGTAGGCGGTGTCCTGCTTTTCGGCGGCGGCATTGCCACTGGCGTGTCGCTCAACAAGCAAAAGACGCACAAGATTCTCGAAGAGCAGACCCAGCTCATCGGCACCATTCAAGATGGGCAGCGTGCCCTGGTCGAGGCGGCGGGCAAGCCTGTGGTCATTGACGCAGAAGTGCGGGCTGCACTTGCCAAGGTGCCGCCCGCTTGCATTGCGTCTTTGGGTGGTGATCCGCTCAGCCCGCAGTGCATGCTGCAGGCATGCTGGCAATACGGGCAGAGCGCCGCCCAGCGCCCCGACTGTGATGCTGTCGAGGCGCTGGTGGTCGCTGCTCAGAAGGGCATCTCGTCCTCGGGCGGCAACGGCCGACGAGTGGGAGACGGCGACGAGCGGTAGGGCTCGCTGTCCTCCTGCTGCTTGTTGCCGACGAAAGACCAGCTATCAACGGCAACCTCTGCACTGTGCCCCGTGGAACCATCGCGCTTCTCGTACGAGCGCACGGAGGCATTGCCCGACACGCAGACCCAGCTGCCCTTCTTGAGGTACTGCTGGGCGCGCTCGGCCTGCTTTCCAAAGATCGCTGCCGTCCACCAGGTGGTGGTCTTGTTCTCGCCCCAGCCGGTGTCGACCGGGATGGTGAGCTTGACGATGGTGGTTCCGCGATTGCTGGTGCGGGACTCGGGGTCGCGGGCCAGTCGCCCAACGAGGGTGGTGTGTGCTGCACTCATGTGTGTCTCCTTAGAGCATGTAGTCGGGGGCTTCGATCTGGACGACGTTGCCTGCATGGGCGCGGCCGGGCCAGTTTTGGGTGACCTCGCACTCGGCGAGGGTATCGAGAAGAGAACGGTGGGTGAGGAAGGCTGAGTCCAGGGTGGCGTCCAGCCACTGCACAACGATGCAGTCGTGGGGCGCAGCGGACTCGACCACGATGTTGTACGCCTTGTACTCCACAAGGTGGAGAGGCACATCGAACAGCGCAGCGGCTGCGTGCAGGTAGTGCGCGTGCTGGATGGGCCACATGAACTTGGCCCCCTGCCTGCGGATCTGCTGCGGGTCGGTGGTGAAGAAGGTCTTGAGGTCCGCAACGATAAGCCCGCGCTCCTCGCTGTAGTGGACAATGTCCAGCTTGGCCTTGCACTCGCAGGCTGTGTCCTTCCAAATGCTCACCTTCTCCGTGAAGGTGTTGGGGTGCGCCAGGAGTTCAGCCACCCACGGGTGCTCGTTGACCACCTCGGCCATGGCCAAGGCCAGCTCGTGCTCCTCGGGCGAGAGCACGTCACGGTCACCGACCGTCTCGAGGAACTCCTTGTAGGCCTTGGTGCGCTTGTCCCTGCGCCCCTCGAAGACAGCGAACTGCTCGTCGAAGGTGAAGGGCTCGAGCACGAGGCAATGCGTGGCACGGCCCAAGCGGAACGCGGCGTTGTCTGCGGGCGGGTTCTCAAGGTTGTGCCGGTAGTGCAGCGGGCTCTTGGTCAAGTGCTTGAGCTTGCTGTAGTTGCAGGCCGGGTAGGCCCGGTACTCTGCGTCTGTCATCTCATCCATCGTGTGCATCCTGTGTGTCAAGGGCAGGGAGAAGAAGGTGTGCGAAGACTACGCCCAGCGCCTGCCACGCATGGGATGACACACCGTACAGGGGACCAGGGTCAGCCTTCTTGCCGATGGCTACCTGGCGTGAGCCCCCATGAATCTCGATAAGGGCGTTGCGAACGTGCGAGTCCTTGTTGCCATGCCGTGCACAGCCCAAGGCTTGCAGTACCTGCCGTCGGTAGTACAGATGGCAGTTCATGCTGCGGGCCGTACAAGCCTCCCAGAGCCGTCCTACCACCTCGGTGGTACGAACTACTGCGGTCGACGGTGGGCCCGCCTGAGTGCGCTCTACGGCCACGCTGCAGGGTGTGTCGGACTGGGCGGCCCGGCGACGCCAGGCATCGAGAACGAAGCGCACCGTGTCGAGGGACGCCTGCTTCTCTGTGTGCAGCACTCGACCAACTGCCCCTTCCTCCGGTACCTCGTACACAACGAGGCCAGAGGCAAGGGGGCCGGGGTCCACCCCGATGACGAGCCGCTTAGGCATCGTCACCGCCCGGGGTGGGCACAGTCACGGGCTGCTCTGCCTGCTCGGAAGCGTCAGCCTGGGCCTGGAAGTACGAGCGGACGGTGTCGCCCTTGTCGGAGCGCAGCCACCGAATGACCTGCGCCCGGCGAGTGCTGCTCATCTTCGCAACCTTGGGCCGCTTGACCGACACGCACCACTGGTCCAGCTCCGACAGAGTGAGGTCCACGTCGAGGCAGGCCTGCTCGACAGCGGCGAGCGTCACCTCGGGGGCGGGCGGTGCAGCCGGGCGAGATGGCTGAGCCATCACGGGCCGACCGACGGCAGCGTTCCCGTCGTCGTCGCCCTGCATCAAACCACTGATGCTGGAGGCGGAGTAGCGGCGCAGGTAGCTGATGCAGCTCCCCATTGCGTGCGCGTCACGGCGCTTGCCGATGGGCATCGACATAGTCGAACGCATCCACTGCCCGCTGCTGTGTGTGACCACCGTGGTGAGGGACACAAGGTCGCCGTCAAAGGTAGGGTGCTGCATGAGGGACAGGCCGTGTCGGTTGAGGGCAGGGAGAATCGCACCGAGGACCGAGGACAGCGTGCTGTACTTGGACTTGAAGTGGGGGTTCTTGGCGTCGTAGGCAGCGGCCCGCATCTCACCCTGTGCCTGGGCCAGTGCGTGAAAGAGCTGCTGCATGTTGTCGGAGGTTTCGTACATCGTGTGTGTCCGTTGCTGCGCAGGTCAGCCGACCTGCAGGTGGAGGGAAGACGGGCGCTCGCCTTGCAAGTCACGCACTGCGTGCAACCCGTCGCTGGTTGTGAGGGCATCGGTGTCCTTGAAGTAGAACACCACCCCCTTCTCGCGTGCACGTCGGAAACCGACGCGCCTCAGAGCCATTGCTAAGCTGTACCCACGAGCCTGGGCGGACAGCTTTTGGTCGATGGCTTTGGCAAACTGCCCGACTGTAAAGCCGTTGGCCTTGCCGCCGCCGTTCATATCGTAGGCCACCGTGGCGCACTGGGTGTACCAGTCGACGCCCAAGTACTGGTCGTTTTCGAGGGCCCGCCTGTGGTCCTCGTCCCGGGTCAGCCACCACTGCTCGCCGGCATTGTACAGGTGCACGGCTTCCGCTAGGAGCTGGTCGCGGTTGTCTCGCAACCACTCGAGGTCAGCCTGCTTGTTGGTGGCACACTGCACCACCCAGTACCGACGGCTGCCCGTCGGGTCACGAAGCAGGGACTCGCACTCGTTGGTGCTGCCGACGATGACAGTGTGCCTCTTGTACGTCCGCATCTTGCGTCCGTATGGGGGACGGAAACGGTCGACGCTTGAGGACAGGAAAGCCTTGCGCTTTTCCTGGCCCTTGACCTGCTGGCTGCTCATCTCCGCATCCTCGTAAATGAGGCAGGAGTAAAGCGCCATAAGGCTATCCTTGTCCCCGAGGGCAATGGGTGTGTCGTTAAACAGATCACCCTCGACCCCGTCCCAGTCCACAAGCGTGCGGAACAGGGTCGACTTGCCGAAGCCCTGCGGCCCGGTCAGCACGAGCGACGTGTCCAGCTTGCAGCCAGGCTTCATGACCCTGGCCACCAGACCGATGAGGAACCGCTTGGCGTAGGCACGGTACAGCATCCTGTCGGGCAGGTGGCAGGTGTCGATGAGCCACCGCTCACAACGGGGCACGCCATCCCAACGCTGCCGTCGAAGGTAATCCTCGACGGGGTTGCGCCCCCGCTCCCGTGCCACCGACTCGATGGACGAGAACACGAGGTCTTTCGACGGGCGCCAGTACCACTGGTACACCGTCTCCATCCTCTGCTGCACCTCAATCCATGTGGCATCACTGACGTAGTTTTGCCCCATCATCTCCAGCTCACGGAAGTTGTCACGCCACAGGTCGAAGGCGTCGTCTTCCCGCAGCAGTGTGATGAGGTTGGACACCGTGTTGTACGGCTCGCCCTGCCCTGTCTTGCTGGGCTTGCGGAGGAGGTTGGCTGTGCCTCCACGGGGCTGCGCTTGGTGGGTGTTCCAGTACGTGGTGTCCTGCGGAGAGGAGTAGTACCTGGCCCGCCCGTCGCTCTCGACGTGGAAGAACCCAGAGCCCACCGACGAACCGCCAAACGGACACACAACCTTGACGCGCTCGCCGGGGGCCAGAGCCTGCACGATCAACTGCCAACTGCGGCCGTCGTCCAGCGTCATCGTACGGAAGTCGCACTGTACCCTGCGCGCCTGCTTTGGGCGACCACTGCGGGGGACGAGGCCGCTGCTCTCGACGTTGCCCAGGGGCAGCTCACCATCTCGGCGCAGGTCCTCGAGGAGTTGGTGCAAGTCATGCTGTCCAAGCACCGTGTCGCTCGCAGCCACCACCTGCACAGGCACAGGGTTGCCCCGCGCCTTTGTGTTGTGGCTGCCGGGCACTCGAGCTAGGCGCGCACCCACGTCCATCGTGGCGTCGAGCAGGGAGTCTACCTCGATGGCAGGCTCCATCGTGCGTCCCCTGTCGAGGGCACGCTGGTTCACCTCAGCGATGACACCGGCCACGCACCGACGGAGCGCAGCCTTCTCTGCCTGCATCGTCGGGTGCACTGCGTAGTGGGCGTGGAATCCCCAGCCTGAATCCAGCAGCAGGGTGGGCGGGTGACCGACCACGTCCTCGAGCAGGTTCATGAACTCGTCGAGCATCAACGCACGGAAAGCGTCGATGACCTCTGTCTTCTCAGCGTACAGCTTTGCCTTGCGGTCTTTGACTGACCGCTCCAGCACCACGCCGTTCGCCTTTCGGGCAGCATCGTAGAGGGTGATGAGGTCTGCATCAAAGAACAACGACGTGACTGCCACGCAGTTGTCAATGGTCCTGCCCCTGCCCTGGTTGTCCACCTTCCCCTCTTTGAAGATGCCCGTGCTGATGTAGTCCCCACCCGGCAGGGTCTGGGTGACATAGCGGTGGCCAGGTTCAGGCTCAGGCCAGACACGTTGTGCTCTCGAGTCAATCATCGGGCCGCCTCTGCGCTCCCGTCCTCGCTCTCGACAGCCTTGCTGAGGCCCCGGTCTTCGAGGCGTCGGCGCATGTCTGCCTCCACGAACGGGCGGAGCACCAGCTCGAAGTACTTGTTCACGGTCAGGCCCGCCAACCCAGCAGCAACCTGCAAGGCACCGGTCAGTTCAGGTGAGATTCGTGGACGCATGGTCTCTCC